TGCCTGCGTTGATACCGATGCCCGCCCTTTGAGCAACATAGCGACCAATAGCCATGTCGCTACTGAAGATGCTATCAAGGGTGTCATCAGAATCAACCAACACACAACTAGCGAACTGTCGCAGAGGCGTCCTAACTCCTGCCAGGATGGGAGTTGGCACGTTGATTTTGTGCTTGCTGATTGCGTCATAGTATCGCTTGACATAAGATAGACGATTTACCTGAGGATACTCTGCGAAGATGGTTGCTGAAACCAACATATAAGCGTATTGTGGTGTCTCAAAGACACTTCCGCTGCTTCTATCCTGCACCAGATATTTATCTACTACCTGGCGAAGACCAGCATATGTGAAGAGATAGTCACGGTCATGGTCAATGAAACTATTAATCTTATCCCACTCCTCATCGGTATACTTAGCAGCCAGTTCCTTATCATAGATACCTTTTAGAATGCCTTTGGTGAGATGCTCTCCTACTGTGGGGAAACCGTGCTTCCAATCATTTCCAAAGACTTGCTTATATAGACCGAACAGCAGAAGACGAGCAGCAACATACTGATAGTTTGGAGTGTCAAGGTCAATAAGGTCACTAGCTGACCTAATAAGGATTTCTTGGATTTCATTAGTGCTGATGCCATCATAAAACTGAATACCAGAGTTGATTTCTACTTGTGATGGGGACACTCCAGCGAGTCCGCCACAAGCACATTCTACCATATTGTGAATCTTATCAAGGTTAAGGGATTCTGTAGAACCGTCACGCTTTTTAACTTTGATTCCGTTGCTCATATTTTCTTCCAAAGACTAAGTTTTACTTTTGCTTCTAAACCATTATAGGTGTTACATTCTACCATAGATTGAACATCGTGTCCAGCTAGAACCATGTCATTGATATCTTTTTCTTTGACTGATTCAGGCCAGATTACAATGCTCTCTCCTTTGTCAATACACTTTTGGTATCGTTCAACGATTTGTTTGTTTCTTGGTTCGTTGTCGTAAACAAATGTGCGATGAGGGTAAGATACCCTGTCAAGTACAACATCAGCGCCACACATCGCCAGTCCATTAGACAAGAAAAGAGAGTCAAAAGGGCCCTCTGTGACGTAGATGTTTTCATTTTTGTTTATACGATCAAGTCCAAATAGTTTAGGGTATTTCTTATCCAAGATGGTAGTGATATAGCGAAGGCTTGCATTCTTATTAAGAGACCTTGCTTGATATCCAAATACATTTCCATCTTCCGAGATTAGTGGGAGTATAATTCGTGCTTCTTTAATTGTATTTTTATTATTCTCCCAAGCGTTGAAGTCTTCTGCGTAATAGAAGTTTGAGTAAAATGACTCTGGTATTTTTCGGTTGAGCAGATATTGCTTTGCTGGGTGTGTACTATTTAGGGTTTGGAGGTTTGGCAACTCACTGAAAATGTTCTTAATGAACACTGGTTTGTTAGTGAATGCTTTAAAATCTGGTGCTTTGACTTGATAGTTCTTGCCCGTCATGCCTTCCTTATAACGCTCCAGGACATACTCATCGTGGAGCATGGCGTTCTGGTCTTTTAAAAACTGGGAGAAGTTACGAGTGATACCACAGTTATGGCACTTGAAAACAAAACTATCCCTCATGGTGAAGAGATAGCCTCGTGCTTTATTCTGCTTCTTCTCGGAGTCACCACAGTAGGGACAGCGGAAGTTGTATGTTCCTTTCTTTTTCTCGGTAAACTTAAGGAGTTGCGAAGAGACCAAACCAATATATTTGGTGTCAATGTAGTTCATTATCTAACGATGGTCTGCTGGTTACCCCCATTATAGTGCGATCCGAGCATGTTGTCAACAAAGGGGACGAGGAATCCAACCAGCAAAACGGCAGCGCCCACGAGAGCCGCTGCCTGCCATTTGAACTTTGATAACTCGTTAACTGTGTTTTCAACCGTCTCCAGTCTTTTGATAACTGAAGCATGTTCTATTGAGTTTTGGTGCTTGACATCCTCAATCATTTTGATAATGAGTTCGTCTGTCTTTATGCTTTGTTCAATACGTTCATCATGTTTTGTCAGAATATTAGCAATACGCTGATTTGCATCAGAGATTTTATCTACTGCTGTTTCCAACTTGTCGAGCATCTCCCTTGAGAGTGATTCGTAGATGTTTAATTTAGATTCCAATACATCTAGTTTTGAGTTTCCGTTAAACATCTTCCCACCCTATCAAACATTATACTGTGCGAATTGCAAAGCATTAGCATAGGTAGTCGCATTCATGTTTAACAAAGCACAGAACTTTTCTCTGTTATCATCGGTGAGTCCTTCGTAGGCCGCTACAATTTTCTGAGCATCAAAGAAACTCATTTGAGCACCAGTGCCATCTTGGAATCTAACCTGAGTAAATGCAATCTCTGGGTCTCTTCCATATGCACTGCCTTCCTGGGCAACCTTATATGCTTGAGAGAAGACATCACCGTGAGCGGGGAATGGATATGCTGCAGCCTTTCCTACGTTATCCATTTCTGAAATCACTTCGCCAGTTGGTTCAAAAGAGTTCTTTTGAGTAACTTGCTTCTGTGCTTTCACTTGCTTCTCAGATGCTTTCTTTCTGAAGTCTGACATGCGAGCCTTGAGAAGAGTTTGCATTTCGGATTGCTTATCCTGCATCTTCTCTTTTGCTTCGCCGCGCTTCTTTTGAAGCTCCTTCTTTGCTCTGAGTTCTTTCCCAGCTTTGATTTGCTTCTGTGCCTTTTCAGTATCAGACACTGCCTCATTAATAATAGTAGTATTTTCTTCAGACATTTTCCTTTCCTTTTTTGAACGATTAGTTAAGATCCTCTTAATGAGTTTACGAGCACCTTTTTTTCTCCCATCAATTTTCTCTTCCTTTCTTCTTCTAACACTTTTCTTTTTAGTGTTAACAAAGACAAAGGAAGGTGGTAGTGCGAGACCACTACCATCACCAGCCATCATTTCATTCATAGTAGATTGAGATTCTTCAGACATTCTTCGTCAATATCAGATGTGCTAATTTCCTCTGGTAATCTATTTAGATAAGACATAAACGCCTTAAGAGTTGACCAGTATTTTGTTTCTATCTTGTAGAACAGTAAAGGAGTAGCGGCATCATTGAAGACATTATACATGACAATAATGTGATTGAGTATCAGGTGTGTCTTCAATTCGCCCGTCATTTCATAACGTCTTAAAAGTCTTTTAATATACTTAAACCTTTTAAGATCTTCTTCAAAATCCTCATAAGTCACCGAAGCAGGATTCTCATAATTTTTTATAGCGAAGAATAACCAATTTTCTTCAGTCAACTCATTAAATAACATACATTATCAAGCAGCAGTTACAGTAAGAGTTGCCGAGTTGGATGTTACTGTCGTAGCACCACCAGTGGAACTGATGCGTACACGATACTTGTTACCATTTGCTGCAGTGGTTAGACCAGTGAGAGCAAGCGAAGCACTGGTAGCACCAGAGATATTGCTCCAAGTTGTACCAGTTGCAGTTTGACGCTGCCACTGATACTGAAGTGTTGCTTGTCCAGCAGCAGTTACCGTGAAGGTAGCAGCAGCGGTTGCAACAGTAGCAACATCAAAGGTTAGGTCAGCAGCGCCACCGCCACCTAGATCAGCATCATCAATAGTGATTGTCTCGTCAACAACGAAACCAGAACCAGCACCAGTTACTGTTACAGTAGCAGCACCAGAACCATCAACAACTACAGTAAATGTAGCGCCAGTTCCAGCAGCGTCTGTTGTGTAATCAGAAGCAGTGATGGTATATGTATCAGCAACTCTTAGTGCATCAGCAGCGCCGATAGTATCAACCGTTAGAATACCACCAGCTGGTGTTTGTGTTGACTGGTTAGCAGGTTGTGCTGAGATTGTGATTGGAGTTGGAGCAGCATCTGCGGCAACTGCATCATCTGCCTGATCGCCTGCAGCAGCGGCAGTTTGTGAGATAGCAACTAGAAGCTCTTGCCCTCTGTAACGTAGAGTGCCATCTGATTGCTCAACTGTGTAGTATGCCCACCAACCAGGAGCATTGAATCCTCTTGCTCTGTTGACATCTAAAGAGGCTTCTGTGTTATCAACGAAAATAATTTGTCTTCCTGCGGTATCCATGTTTTGTAAAGTGGTATACCATTTTGGTCTATCACCCGCAGCGTCTGTTTTTCCCCATAGAGGCATCGTATTTCTCCCTGTCGTAGGTTTTATATCTAAAATGTATTTATAAAAAAAGGGATGCCTAGGCATCCCCGTTATGACTATGGTGTTAGTATCAGCAACCCTTCATAAGGGCAACTCTTACTGTTGATGCGATTACATTGTCAACATCGTTGTCGGTCTTCTCAACATATCTGTCAAGTAGATCACATACGAGTCTCTTTGTGTGGCAGCTGTTGAGTGCTGCGAAGATGATTGGTTTTACTAGTTCTACGATTGCGCCCATGATATCCTCCGTATTAGATTATCTTATTTTTATTTATCGTCCTTTTCTGCTTTTTCTTTTTTCTTTTTCTTTGATACGTTGTTTGGATCAGAATCTTCAATTTCTGGCATGACTTCAATCTCTGCCTTTGCTTCAGCAGCGAGTTGCCACATTTCTTTCACTGTCTTCTTGGACTTTCTATTACGAAGAATTGCAAAGTCATGCGCGTCTACTTTACCATTCTTATTAGCATCAATCTTTTCCTGGTTGCCAGGCATGTCCTTTCTTTCTTCAACGTACTCTACTTCTTCTTTCTTACCCTTTGCTTTCCATGCAGTAGCATAAGCAATGCTCTTTTCTTTGTCAGTCAACTTACCATCCTTTGAATAACTTTTCTTAACATGCTTTACCATGCGCTCATATTTAGCACCAGGAGGTGCTTTTTCATCTAGTTCAACTTCACCTTCCATTTCGTATCCTGCCTTCACACAGTTGTCAACTGTCTTACCACCTTTCTTTTTAGTTCCCATCTGCTTGTATCCTTTCCAACAAGCTTTACCATCCACACCTTTTTCTTTTTCAATAATAAGAGTCTCACCGTCTTCCATTGTTACTTCATATGTTGTGCCAATCAACTCATCTGGCATGAGTTCTTCTTTACGATTTTGCTTAGAAGAGTTGCAATCAGCATCACCATGAATAGGACAAGAAGATCCAGCGCCACTATGATTACACTTCTTATCAGCTTCCATCATACTATATGCAACTTTTTCCACAAGTGTTTTGGAAAAGTCATCATTGAAATATGGTTTCATTTTTCCTTGTTTCGTTTATTCTTATTTATAAATGTCTTAATTGATTGCTGTGCTGTAGTCTCTTTCTTGTCTTCACAACCACAGTGCTCAATAATATCTTTTACCCAGGAGCGAAACATCTTACCCTCTACCGTGACAGCAATAACATAGTTAACGCCACGACGATGAATCTTCCCAACCTCACCATCACTATTCTTCACCCAAGTGCCTTCCTCAAAAACCCTACCAAGATGGTAGGACTTCTGTTGGGACTGTTGTAAAATTTCTTTCAGTGATTTCATAGTGTTTTATTAGTATTTATTTGAAGTTAGTTGGCAACCTACTGGCAATTTCTTTCATTAGTTTCTTGCAATCAGTATCAGACAATGCTCTAGGAATACCAGAACGAAATGTTTTAAAGTCTCCAGCAAATGCTGCACGTCTCATTTTAGTTCCAGAAATTGCAAATGTATCTCCATCCGCATCACGATCACCCGAGGAGATTATATCCAAATCATTGAATACAAAGTCTTTACCATTATACTTTTTAATCCACTGCATAGCAGGAACACGATCAGATCCCACAACAAAGTATACATTATCATATCCAAGTGACTGCAATTCCTGAAGGATCGTCACTGGATCTTTTGCAGTAGCACTACTGAATATTTTACCACGATGTTCTGGCAATGATTTATTCATGTATGTCAATTTGACATCGGGAGGAAGAGGGTTGTTTCCTTTTGTATCTACAGACTGACTAATGTAAATACGATAATCATTAGTACCAGCAATCCTTTTAAGATTAGCAAAGTTATCCGCATGACCCGTAGTGCAGGGTTGGAATCTACCAAAGGTGAAGTAACAACTCTTGTATTCTATGAGGCTCATTTTTTCCAGTTCTTTTCTATTGTGAAATTGTTTTTGCTGAACTCAATGCGGTTTACCAATTTTACCATATCGCCGTCCTGGTGGAGCACGTACCCTTCTGGAGTAGTAACTTTGTATCCGCCATCAATCTCAACAAAAGTCCTAAACTGTTCTAATGAATCCAGTTTTTGGATGATGAATAACTTTGCTTCCTGAATTGTTTTATAAAGAGCAACGAATGCTTTGAATTGTCTTTCATTATCTTCTAAGTATTTAATACCTTTGTAAAACAAATCTCTCTTTTTGGTTTGTGCTGCAGCAGTCTTTACTGAATTAATTTCTTTATCCATCTTTGCTTTATAGAATTCGGCAAATGATTTCAAAGTGCTACCAACATTAGTAATAGTTCTGGCAGATTTAATTTCAGCATTAAAGAATGGTTTTAAATATGATCCAACAAAAAATTTTGCATCTCCAGTTGTACCAGAATTCTCCACAAGATAATCATGGAAATCTTTTGAAGTGTCACACATTCTTTTTATCTGTTGAATGTATCTATCAAACCTTTGTTCTTCAGCTTGAGTAAAAGATACTTCCTGAACTTGAGTATCATTAGAAATTACTGCGACATCAGAAACAGTATTGAATTTTGAAATATCAACTTTAGGTCCAGCAGACATATCCGCAAGATCAGGTCCGCCAGAATAATGAGTGTGAAATACTACTCCTATCTTTGCTTTTGATATTGTTTGACCAATAGGATGATCCGTTGGTATTCCATAGGTAATAGTGTTTGGTCTGAAAACTATTAACTCTTCGTTATCAACTCGTTTAGTTTTTTTATCATCGGTAAATAAAAGATCTCCCTGAATAACTCCAGCAATTCCCAACTTATAAAAATATTTTAAGCAATCTTTTAATTTTTTATTCAGTTCACCTTCGTACAAGTTATCAATGTCTTCTTCGGTGTAACAGATTTTGGGATCTTTTTTATTG